TGTTATACCATTCTATGATAGATCAGGTAAGTTTTTTGCATTTCAAGGTCGTGCATTTGGTAAAGAGCAACCTAAATATATTACAATTAAATTTGATGATACTAAACAAAAGATTTATGGTTTAGATAGAATAGATTTAAATAAACCTGTAATGATAACAGAAGGTCCTATTGATAGTTTATTCTTAGACAACGCCATTGCTCTTGCAGGTGCTGATGCTGTTGTAAATATACAACACTCACAATGCACTATGATATTTGATAATGAACCAAGAAATAAACAAATTGTAGATCGTATGATCAACGCTGTACATAGTAATTTTAATTTGGTAATATGGCCAAAGTCTTTGGAAAACAAAGACATAAACGATATGATAATTGCAGGAAAGACACCAGCACAGGTGGCAAGTATTATATATAGTAATACATTTTGCGGACTCTCAGCACTACAACAAATAAACTCTTGGAAAAGGATATAACAAATATGGACAATTTTCTCCCTACTAGCTACCAACAATACATACATAAATCAAGATACGCAAGGTTCGTAGATGAAGATAAGAAAAGGGAGAGTTGGCCAGAAACAGTCAAAAGATATTTTGACTTTATGGAAGTACACTTAAAAGAAAATCATAAACATAGAATGGTTAATAGAGAAGAACTGGAAGAAGCAGTTTTAAATCTAGATGTAATGCCCTCAATGAGAGCATTGATGACGGCAGGACCTGCTTTAGAAAGAGATCATACTGCAGGATATAATTGTAGTTATATTCCTATTGATAATGTAAGATCGTTTGATGAAGTCATGTATATATTATTATGTGGTACAGGTGTAGGTTTTTCAGTAGAAAGGGATCTTGTAGAAAAGTTACCAGTGGTTGCTGAGCGTGTTGAAAAATCAGAAACAATAATCGTAGTAGAAGATAGTAAAACTGGATGGGCAAGATCATTCAAAGAACTAATTGCTATGTTATATTCTGGTCAGATACCTAAGATTGATGTATCAAAAGTAAGACCTGCAGGTGCAAGACTAAAGACATTTGGTGGTCGTGCTTCTGGTCCTCAACCATTAGTTAATCTATTTGACTTTGCAATCAACACATTTAGGGATGCTGCAGGTAGAAAATTAGACAGTTTAGAATGCCATGATCTAGTATGTAAAGTAGGTGAAGTTGTTGTAGTAGGCGGTGTTAGAAGATCAGCACTAATCTCATTAAGTAATATTCAAGATGATAGGGTTCGTAAAGCAAAAATGGGACAATGGTGGGAGATGAATGGTCAAAGAGCATTGGCAAATAACTCTGCTTGTTATACAAGAACTCCTGATATGGGATTGTTTATGCATGAATGGAAATCGTTATACGATTCTAAGTCTGGTGAAAGAGGTATATTTAATCGTGAAGCAGCGAAAAAGAAAGTTGCAGAAAATGGTCGTAGAGATCCTGAACATGAATTTGGTACTAACCCTTGCTCAGAAATTATATTAAGACCATATCAATTCTGTAATTTAACAGAGGTAGTTATTCGTGCTACAGATGATACTAAAACATTAAAGAAAAAAGTTAGAATTGCTGCTACACTAGGAACATATCAATCAACACTTACAGACATTAAATATTTAAGAAAGATATGGAAAGATAATACTGAAGAAGAAAGACTACTTGGTGTATCACTCACAGGTATTATGGATAATCAATTAACAATTGAAGCAGATCCTAAACTATTAAAGTCTATGCGAGAAATGGCAGTAGAAACAAATAAAGAACTTGCAAAGAAACTCAAGATACCTCAATCTACTGCTACTACTTGTATTAAACCTTCTGGCACAGTCAGTCAGTTAGTAGATAGTGCTTCTGGTATTCATACAAGACATAGCGATTATTATGTTAGAACTGTAAGAGGCGATAATAAAGACCCTCTAACTCAAATGATGAAAGATCAGGGCATACCACACGAACCAGATGTAATGAATCCATCAGTTGTAAGTGTATTTTCTTTTCCTACTGCTTCACCTAAAGGTGCTGTTACAAGAAATGAATTTACTGCTATCGAACAGTTAGAGATTTGGTTAAGATATCAAAGACACTGGTGCGAACATAAACCATCTTGTACTGTATCAGTAAGATCCCACGAATGGATGGAAGTAGGTGCGTGGGTATATAAACATTTTGACGAAGTATCGGGTGTAAGTTTCTTACCTCATTCTGATCATACATATCAGCAAGCACCTTATCAAGATATAGATAGAGAAAGATATAACGAACTTAAAAAACAAATGCCTAAGTCAGTTAATTTTGAAGAACTATCAAAATACGAAAGCGATGATAATACAACTGGCACTCAAGAACTTGCTTGTACAGCAGGCGCTTGTGAGATTGTAGATATCACTTCTCAACCAGCAGGAATTTAATGATATTAAAAAAGAAATGCGACAACTGTTCAGCAGAGTACACGGTTGAACACGAACTACCAGAGGACTACTTAGAGCAATTCTGTCCATTCTGTGGTCATGAACACGAAGAAGAAGTAGAAACAAAAACAGATATAGATGAAGATTGGGATTGATTACAGTCTAAGTTGTCCTGGTATATGTGTAAATACTAGTGTAGATGAATTTAGATTTGAAGATTGTAAGTTTTATTACTTAACAACTAAAAAGAAATATGCAGGTTCATATAAATCTAAGGGTGTATCTTTCAATGGTACTGAACATAAACCTTATTCATCTGAGTCTGAACGATATGAAAATATTGCAGATTGGGTTATAGACATTATCAATACATATTATCCAAAACATATGGCTTCTAAAAAGATACATACAATCAATCTAGAAGATTATTCATTCGCCTCAAAGGGTCGAGTCTTTCATATTGCAGAAAATATGGGACTACTTAAATACAAACTTCATCAAAATCAATGGGACTACAATCTAATTGCACCGTCAGTTATAAAGAAATTTGCGACAGGTAAAGGTAATGCAAATAAAGAAGCGATGATCGAACAGTTTACTCTCGATACGAGTCTTAATGTTTTAGATATGTTTGAATGTAAGCACACTTCACCTGCTACAGATGTTGTGGATGCGTATTATATTTGTAAGTATGAGGGTGAAAATTCCATTTTGTCTAAATAGAAGCATACGACATCCGACGGATGCGTAATAACTCCGAAATTTGATTTGATATCTCAAACTTCACTAAAACCTAAGGCGTAATTATGGCAAGTTTAAAAATGCTCATAATTAAAATTTTAAAAAAGATGATTAAGGAATCTTATCATCCAGAAAGACACTATCTAAGAGGGATACAAGTATCGAACCTAGATAAATCAATCGACAAATAAGAATTTTAAATTATACACAACGAATCATAGTCATATATACGCCCTAGGACTCTCAAAATCACCTCAAAACACGCATTTTTAGTGTTGTATTTTTGCAACACTTTTCAATTTATTAAAAAACTCAATAAAATCAATAAGATAAAATGGTATTATATGCCCGAAAGTGCTTGAATCTGCCGTGTATTAGTATATAATAAAGACATATTAACAACGAAACGGAAAGAAATATGACTATATTATTATACACTACATTATCACTTACTGCCTTTTTCGCTTATTGTGCGGCAGTTGCTTATTATCAATCATTCAAAGAAGAATTCGGAGACCTATAATGTTAATGAGTTTTATTACATTAATGGTTATACTGATAGTTTCAATAATTGTAGTAGGAAGATTTATTATGCCATAGCAAAAGTAAAGGGCAAAAACACCGAGAGTAAGGTCACCCACAATGACACGAAATCTATGCCCTCGGAGACTGATTGTGGGGCCGTCTGGCGCTCGTGAGTTTGATCGAGTAGAAGCACCCAAAACGGCAACGACAAAATAAATGCTTCACTTTTTTAATTAGGAGAAAATACATTATGAGAAAATACTTACAAGGAACAACAGACGAGGATATAGTTAATTATATGTTCGGTAAAGGTGAGAGTCAATCAAAGACTCAATTCTTAAATTATAAAACAAATAGTGATAGGGCATTCTATATGGTAGGATTCCTGTCAAGTGCATTAAAAAATGCCCATACCGATTTAAAAATATTGAGAGGAGAAAAGTAGTGAACGATATACTAGAAATTATCAATGATCTAAAAGAGATTAGAGAGGCAGTTAAGAATAACGAGTCTTTCTTTATAAAAATTGATCAAAAGATTGAAAAGTACCAAAAGATGGTAGATGAATTTGAGGCACAGCAAGACAATTTGTATGCTTGACAATGATTCGTTATTATGATATGCTAAAGAAAATAAAAGGAGAGTTATATGGGAATATATAGTGAAAAAGAAAATCTGTTTATAGAGTTTAGAGAGTTAAAAACTAAACCGAAGAAGGTCGCATGGTTGAAAGACTTGCTACAGTTTAGAAAAGACAGACCAGAAGAATTTAGAGGTAACAAGATATCGGTTAAGAATATAGAGAACTTGATTACTGCCTGGTCGCAAAAGAATCCTCAAAAATATACCAAAGACTTGCTCGGTATAACTGCTAGAGAAGAGGCAGAGAGGGCCGCTGAAAAGGCAAAACAAGGGGGCGGTAAGACTGTGTTCTCTGGTAGAGGTCCTAACGCAAAATGATAAGATTAAATTTTCTTATGTTGTTAATTATAACTACACTATTGGTCTCTGGTTTTGCCAGGGCCGATAGTTATAATGAGGCAGTTGTAGGTCATGTAATCACACAAAAGGTTCAAAATAATGACATGGATCATAGTGCTGTTGCAAATGCAGAACTTAATAGACAAATGCACCAGTTAAGTTTAGAGATACTTGCTGTTGTGTTTAATAATATGCCTGATATATTAGACGGCATATCAGCACAAATGAGATTAGAGGCAGACAAGATGTATAAGTGTTCGCTTCAAGATGATTATAAAAACAAGGATTGTAATTAATGGGTTCTATAATATATACATATCAACGATCAAAGAAAAAACCAATACCTTTGACTAGTCAAAGATTATTGACTTTGCGAGAACATGAAAAAGAATTGAAACGATTAGGTGTAGATAAATCTAGACCAACTGATCTATCAGATGGTCCGTTAGTGAAGCGGTTATCACGCCTGCCTGTCACGCAGGAGACCACGGGTTCGAATCCCGTACGGACCGCCAAAAAGGTTGCTGGCACTAAACCTGTCAACAATTGGAAATTAGAAGAAAGTAAAAACTTTACAGTTGCACCTGCATATAATAAAGGTGCATATCAAGTTATTAGTAAATCAAATATAAAAGATATAGGCAGATGATACAGAATTTTAAAAACAAAAAAACTTTGAAAGATATGTTTTTTATAAGAAAGCACGAAGGTAAATTATTTTCACTATTCTATGTTATTTGCATAGTATCTATATTA